ACTGCAAGGTGCTTTAAAAAAAACAATTTTATTTGTCACGCATGATTTTGATGAAGCTCTTAGGATTGCAGATAGAATAGCAATAATGAAGGACGGTATAATAGAGCAATTAGATACTCCAGCTAAAATTGTTAAAGACTGGTTAGATTTTTTTTGTAGTAGGAGTACAAGATACAGTTGCTCCAGTTAAAGACAAATAACCGAATAGATAGCATTAATAAGAAAGTTGATTCCAACCTCCATCTGGTATAATCTAGAATCAGAAGTTTTATATGTTCTATTTCCTTGTTTTAATATATAAGGAGTGATATGCCTCTAACACAGCTACAAATAACGCCTGGAATAGATAAAGAGAATACACCGACCGCCGCAGAAGGTAAGTGGATCGATTGTGATAAGGTACGTTTTCGATGGGGCCTACCTCAAAAGATTGGTGGATGGGAACCTTTATCTGCTGATTATTACTTAGGCACGGGAAGAGCCTTATTCAATTGGTTCAATCTGGACGGCTTTAGATATTCATGTCTTGGGACAAATAAAAAACTCTATATTTATCGAGGAGGGTTGACTCAGGATATCACTCCTATTCGATCGACTGCCAATATAACAAATGTTTTTACGACTACGAATACATCTACGAATGTGGAGATTACACACGCAGCTCACGGTGCTGATAAAGGTGATTTTGTTACCATTTCAGCTACGAGTACAGCTAATGTAGGCGGAATCGCCAATACTGCTTTAGATAACGAATTTGAAATATTAGCAGTGGCCAATGCTGGCAGTTATACTATCGAAACAACAGGGAACGCCGCAACATCAGCAGTTACTGATACTGCTAATTGTACTGCTACTTATCAATTAAATATTGGCCCAGAAACTCAAACGTTCGGGTACGGTTGGGGTGCAGCAACATGGAGTTTATCAACATGGGGTACATCTCGTACGACATCCCAGATCGATATAGATTTGGCTCAATGGAGCTTAGATAATTGGGGTGAGGATTTAATTATAACCAAGCGGAATGGTGGGACTTATGTATGGGATACTTCAGGAGGTATGACTGTTAATAGAGCTACAGCAATCGCAAATGCACCTACTACAAGTATTCTTTCTCTCGTTACTCCAGAATCACGACACTTAGTCTGTCTAGGAACAGAGACAACTATTGCCGATTCCTCATCACAAGATAAAATGTTTATACGTTGGAGCGATCAAGAGAACTATAATGAATTTACAGCAAATGCTATTAATACTTCAGGTTCACAGCGTCTAGCTGCTGGATCAGAGATCCGGGCAGCCAAAGCAGGAAGAGCAGAAACTTTAATATGGACTGATACTACTATATTCTCCATGCAATTTATTGGGGCGCCTTTTACTTTTGGTTTTAAAAAATTAGGTTCCGACTGCGGTATCGTAGGTTTAAACTCTGGTATTTTAGTAGAAGATATCGCGTATTGGATGGGCGATGGTAAGTTCTTCGCGTACGCTGGATCAGTTCTGGAGATTCCATGTAGTGTTAAAAATTACGTTTTTAATGATATAAATAAGGTTCAATACTCTCAAGTCTATGCGGGACACAATTCACAATTTAATGAAATCATCTGGTATTATTGTACAGCGTCAGCTAATCAGATCGATCGATATGTTATTTATAACTATGCTGAAAAAGTATGGTATATAGGAAACCTTGAAAGAGGTTCCTGGATGGATAATGGGGTCTATCCAAATCCAATAGCTTCTGAGTATACAGCAGCTACTACTGCAAATACAATAAGTACGATCTATGGACTAACTGCTGGTCGAACAGTGCTTTATAAACAAGAAGAAGGTTACGACGCTAATGGAGTTGCTTTATCAGCATATATTGAATCAGGGGACGGTGATATTGCTAGTGGAGAAGACTTTAGTTTTGTTAATAAATTTATACCTGATTTTCAAAATTTAATAGGAAATACACAAATTACAATCTCAGTTCGAGATTATCCAGGTAATACTAAAACTGCTAAACCAACACAGAACGTTAGTAATACAACTACTTATTTAAATCTCAGGGCTCGAGGAAGACAAATCTCTCTTAAAGTTGCAAATTCAGAACTAGGCGATAACTGGAGACTAGGAACAATGAGAATTAATATAAGGCCTGATGGAAGAAGGTAATTATAGCATACGAAAAGCGACTTTAAAGGACGGTATCGATATCAGGGAGGTATTAAAAACATGGCTTCCAGAAAGTCCTCATAACTTCGGATCTGCCAATAATAAGAAATTACTTGACAATATTCTCTTTTACATTCGCAATAGTTTTGTTATAGTAGTAGTAAATAAGAATAACGTGATTGTTGGTACGCTAGGAGCAACGATCGACGATACATGGTTTACAGACAAGAAGTTTCTAAGGATGCTGTGGATTCACGTATTGCCAAAATGTAGGAACTTTAAAGTTGTAAGATCAATGATGATAGTTTTAAAAGAATATGCAAAATCAATTAAGAAAACACTACTACTCGAAATCTTTCAGGGAAAAGACGTTGAAAGAAAGCATAAGTTATTTATTAAATTAGGATTTAAGCCACTAGGAGGTATATATGGGTTTTTTATTTAAGGGAAGCACGACAGTCATTAACGCACCACAGTCATCAGCGACTACATATGACATTCCTGAATATCTTAAGGAGTTCCAGGAGGAGCTTTTAGATCGAACTCAATCAGAGTACAAGGTCCCTTATCAACCTTTTACAGGCGATAGGATCGCAGGTCTCTCAGCAGCAGAGACACAAGCAGGTGGTGTTATCTCGAATCAAATTCTTCCTCAAGCAGGTCAACTTGCAAACATAGGAGCACAGACATACGATACAGCTACGGCACAAAGTTATATGAACCCGTATTCTAATACCGTAATCTCAGGAGCTTTAGGAGACCTCGAGGAGCAGTACCAAAAGAATGTTCGTGGAATTAACGTCGGTGCTGTGGGGGCTGGCGCCTTTGGTGGTGCAAGACACGGCGTTGAACGTGCACTTGCGGGAGAGAAATACCTCGATACGGTCGCTGACACAAGTGCCAGAATGCGTCAGGCGGGCTTCGAATCCGGAGCCCAAAGATTTCAAGCTGATCGGCAAGCACAACTCGCATCAGCGGGTGGACAGATCCAGGCTTTAACGGGAGCACAGCAACAGCTCGGCCAATTCGGCGCACTCGGAAGAGGACTAGAGCAACAAGAATTAATAGAAGAATATAGAGATTTTATAGAAGAAAGAGAATATCCAAGAGAAGCATTAAGGTTCGGTACAGGAATAATGGCAGGAGCACCGATACGATCATACGGACAAGAACGTACGGGAATGGTCGGTCAAGTCTTCGGTCAACCTTCAACGATGGGTCAAATCGCAGGACTTGCTACAGCAGGTGCACAAGTATGGAATGCCAGTGATATAAGATTAAAAGAAAATGTTAAACAAATCAGTCAATCACCTAGCGGTATTAATATTTACTCGTTTAACTTTAAAGGAGCCGAGGATCAATATCAAGGAGTACTCGCTCACGAAGTTCCTCATGCTTCTATCGTTGACGCTAGTGGCTATTGGAAGGTGGACTACTCTCAACTTGATGTTGAATTCAAGAGGAAAAACTAATGGTAGAAACAGTAAAAAAAAACATAGAAGAAAAAAAAGATAAAAAAGAAGGAGCTTTTAGTAAAATCTCAAGTAAGATGGATAAGGTTTTAAGTAATCCTAAAGATGTAACGAAGCTCTTAATGAGTTTAAATACAATTACAGAGTCAAGTCGAATGACTCCTCTAAGTTCAGGACGTGTTAAGACGCCGATTGGTCAAATCACAAGTGGAATTACTAAAGGAATCATTCAAGGAAAACAAATCGAAACTGCAGAGACAGCAGCTCAAGCACGATTATTTAAATCAATGCAGAAACCAACGAAGTTTACTTTAAGTCCCGCTGAGGAAGGTGATCTAACTTGGATAAATGAATATAATAAGGAATGGTCGAATATCCAAAAGAAAAATCAGCAGGTCAATCTTCGTTATAATCTAGTTTATGGAGTAAAAGACCACGTTCCTACAGGAGCATTCGAAAGAATTATCTC